AAGGCGTGCAAATGGTCCAGTAACTCTTTTAGCAGCAATCAGTTCTTCATATACAGATCTCTTCTCGCTATAGTTGTCCAATGGCATTGGAGGTACATCTTCAGTACCATATCTGTATACACCACTCTTGGCAGTAGCGCCACTAGTTCCACCAGTGATAGTTGTGCCAAATGCTGGTGTTGTTGTGGGTGTTGGGAGAATAGTGTTAAGTAGGAGACTGTTGTCATAGACAGCAGCAACTACACCGCTAAATCCACCGCCGCTTACAGTCTCACCGACTTGGAAAGTTCCGCTTACGTTGAACATTTCTAGGTAAGCATCCCACTTAGAGGATCTTCCTACGAAGAAGTACATTCGGGTACGCGCTGCGTCCGCATCAGATGCACCCTCTGATAAAGATTCTAGAAATTGCTTCGCATTGAAGATTCTAAATTTTTCTGAAATAATAGCTGCCATAGCACTAGTGCCTGTATAGTAAGACTGAATCCGAGTTATTTATATTTATTTATAGGTACTTCCTTAAGTAGTCTCCTACAGTGTGACTGTCAACAGGAGACCCGTCAGCACCTCTTGTACAATCAACAAAACGATCTGATAATTTAGATGTATAAGAGATACGCTCTCTTCCTATCAAAATTGTTCCTGATGATGGGAACCTTGCAGTGTTTGCATAGACAACCGCACCTGTGGAAACATAACCAGCATCACCTTCACCAGGAAGATCTGTAGTGTCTAACTGGGACATGTAGTAGTTGATTGAAGAGTATCCTAGGTTGAATGGATACGCGGAAGATGATGATCCATCAGAAGTGATTTCATATGGTTCCAGTTCGGCAAGTTGAACTTCCGATACTGGATCACCACTTGGAGCAACAATATCTCCAAGATCCATGAATATACTATTCTCCCAATGATTTATATTATTGAAGAATGTTAAGTCAAATAGTTTAGTTGACCACATAGAGAATCCAACTTCAAGGAACAACTCATTTGCAGTAATTGCTGTTGTGACAATTGGTTGATTTTCTATTAGTAGTCTTGGTTCAATAATAATGTCAATAGAAGCATCTACTTGTACAGTTGGATTTGCAATTGAAGTAGATCCAGCATTTGCATTAAAGAAACGATATTCACGACGCACATTAAATGTAGGTGCTGTGTTGATAACCTTTTGAATGATCAAAGTGATATCATATGGATCAGGAATTGTTACCGAAGGATCTAAAATTGCAACTGGTAGATCAACTCCTTTAAGGAGATCAATTATAGTCGTAACAAAAACAGGAGAACTTTGACCAATTTGTGTTCCAATACCTAATGTGTGGAATGTATCAATCTTTCTTCCAGATTCTTTTACAATGTCATATGACCTAGCAGTAATAACTTTAGGTGCCTTTGTATATCCAGATCCAGGATTGGTCAGTACAATATCAACAATTTGACCACCTGTAACTACTACTTCTGCTCTAGCTCCACCGCCAGTTTGATCTACAGAAACAAAATGTAAGATTGGTGGAGTATCATAACCATATGCAGTAGTTGCCTGATTAATTCCTTCTCTGTAGAGAAGATCTAGGTCTTTCTTGTTCCAGTTAATTGTACTTACCTTACCATTCTCAATTTCGCATGTTACACTTAAACCAACACCTTTGGTTTCGCCTGCGTAATTAGAAGTAGTGATTGAACCAAAGAATGAGTTGGAAACATCATCACCAGGATTGTAATCTTTTGGATTTACATATCTTGGAAGTTTTGTAATTTTTCTGTAAGTATCCTCGCCATTAATTTTAATGATATCATTTGCATTTAGATTTGCTAGTAATCTCTTTCTCTCATAGAAAGACTCATCAGCACGTGGAGTGCCATACAACCACGAAGCAGAATTCCTTTGCATACGATAGTCATTATCACCATCTCTAACAACAACTAATGTATTAGTAGTTCCTGTTAATTCATATTCATCAGAATAATCACCACTTGCAAAGAAGATGTTTGATGAATCCATGTCTGGATTCGGTCCAGCAATTGTAATAATTAAAGATTGACTTGTATTAGTATAAGTTTTTACATTACCAATAAACTTCTTAACACCACCAATCTTCTGATATGCTACTTGGAATCTATCGTATGATGTATTATACCAAGACTGCCAATCATCAAAAGTATTTGCAGATCCTGCATCGCAGGTCAAAGTCATCTCATTATAATAAGTATTTCTTTGGAAATCAAATAAAGTAACTGTCTGATCAATATCACGTCCATAAAGAAGAATAATCTCTACATTATTATCGTTATAGATCTTTCTTGTAAATCTGATAGCAGGTCCAGCAATGCTATAAGAGGTTCCTTCTCTTTGCAAGATGCCATCAATAAAGACATATGCAAACCTAGGATCATCAATAGTTTGTACTTTATTATTCTTTGAATTTAAAATTATGAAAGGACCAGCAGATCCTGATAAAATTCCAGATTTATCAATTTCACAACGAATGTAATTTCCTACAGAATGTGCATAGAATTTTTCTACTGCTAGTGGTTCCTGAACAGTTTTAGTATTTTCGCCTTGACCCCAAATTGGAGGAGTTGTAAATACAACTCGGTTTGGAACTACAGATCTATCAATAGTGTATGCAGCATCATGTTGCATTACACCACTGAGAGCAATGAATAGGTTTTCATTTGGTTCTGTCTGAACTGCAGTACCGTCTTCATAATATAAGTCAAATATTTTATTCTCGCCGTCAATGTAATCTGGATATGCTACAGTTGCAGTTTGAGGTCCAGTAGTCAACGTTTCTCTGATATTCTCAAATAGAGATGTTAGTGCTGAAGCAACAGTTTCACATTCTCTATAAGTCTTATCTAACAATCCAGTCCATGGTAGAATATTGATATTAGTATATGAAGATAGTGTAGTCCAGTTTCCTGTTGAATTTGGATTAGGTTCTACAATGTCCACTCTATTTGGACCACCTTCTAGAAGAGTCTCAATGATATCAATATAAGTTGTAATACTACTTTCTACTTCTGCACATTCGGGACTGATATTGTCAATTTGTACGGTATCATCAGTAACAGTGCCTTGATTCTTTATAGCAAGAATCATTTGATCTCTAAGATGCTTATGTGCAAATACAGTTTGCATCAATTCGTTGTTGATGAACGTAAGATCACCATTGATAAAGTAACTCTCTGCAAATTCAACTACTTTTCTATTGCCACCATAGATTAAACATTGCTTAACCGCATCAATTAGTAGTCCTAGATCTCTAGAACACTTAGATGGATAATTGCTAGCATTTAAGTTTGGATACTCTGCATCAATAGCATTAATTGTTGAGGTGATCATTGCAGATCTATTCTTTTCAATTAGTTCTGCTGCATCTAGATAGAATCCAGGGTTAGCACCACTCCAGATAAATGTCATCTGATTGTTATCACCTTTAGCAGTTGAATTATTATCAACCCTAATAGTTCTTTCGTTTACAATCTCAGTAATTTTTGTTCCTGATGGGAATGCTCTACCAGAAGAGACTTTCATGCCAATCGCAACATCATCACTATCAGTGACAGTAATCTCGTTTGAATTATTTGCCCAAGAAACTTGACGGTCGGTATAATCCCAGTTTCTCATTGCTAATTTACAGAGACGAACTGCATATTCAAATGTTTTGATAGTTGCCTCTAACTCCCCAGAAATGTAATCAAGAACTCCACTTCTAAAATACTTCTCTACCGCAGCAATAGTTTTTTGGTTACCACCAAACCTTAGATCATGTTCTAATGCGTCTATAATAAGACCAATATCGCGATAGCATTTAGTTGTCAGATTTGCCCAAGCAAGATTTGGATATGTTGCTTTAACATAACCTAGTGATTCTGACTGTATAAACTGTCTATTTCTATTGAGTTGATTAGCAGCATCAATCCAAGTTCCACTTCTTTGGAAGATATTCTTAATTTTCTTAAGATACTTTTGATTTAAACTATCTGATTTAAATTCAAATAGTCTTGCATAGAATCTTACACCAGGAGCTTCTTGTCCATCTTTAATAGACTTTCCTAAAGGTGGTTGAGCAAAAGTAATTTTATCACCAGAAATTGTATATGCAATTCCTGGTTCTTGGAATACTCCGTCTAATGTAATAGTCAATGCTTGCTCATTATAAGGTCTAACAACATTATTATCCTCATCTACTAAAGTAAATGTTGTCGTGCCTTCAAGATTACCATTATCTGTAAATGCGCCATCAAATGCATTACCTTTATAGATGTAACCTCCTGATTGAGAAACCCAATCATTAGCAAGTCTTACCTCTTTTGCTCTTACTTCACTGGTGTTAAATGCTTCAATAGCAACAGAACCCACACCTTTTTCAACGTTTAGATTCTCCATCAACGCAATACTTTGCGTGACTTTTTTCTGAGTTCTAATTACAGAAACTTTGTTGACATTTGGATTCCAAAGTTGTACAATACTGGTAGTAGTTGTTTTAGTATCTGCTTGCATTGAAACGTCAGAAGCAGACTCAACCATCACCTCACCAAATACTTTAAATCCAGCTGGATGTGTGGTGCTCTTAATTAAAGATCTCCAAGAATCAATAGAAGTCTTGGATTTAACTAGGTAAGAATAATCTTGATAATAGAAAGAATCTGTAATTCTCTGATTCTGATCACTTAATTTACCAGCATCGGATTTGAAAGATCCTTGGTTATCGTAGTATGTTTTAATTTGTGGAGAAAACTCAGTATATCTAATAGACTCTAATCTTGCGGTGTTGTTTCTAGCAAGACCAACAATATCAGTAAGTTCTCTAAACACTCCTTGTACTCTGTCAACAGTTAGTACATTAGAACCATCTCTAACGTCAGTAATTCTTGCACGTGCTACTTCTACATTATTAAACTTTTGAATTACAGTTTCGCCAATTGCAAATGAATCTTTTGCAAAATTAGAAATTACTAGAGAGTAGTTAGATCTAAACGTTGAACCAAGAGTATTGTCTCCATGGAAAGATCCACCAACATTAATCACATTGATGTTTCTAGGAACACCTATGCTAGAACTGTTGATATAACACTCAACATCGGATTCTGCAATTGTAATAGTAGGTGCTGTAGTATATCCAGATCCAGAATCAACTATTTCAATTCCAGTAACTCTTCCCTGATCTGATATTACTGTAAACTTTGCATTACCAGAACACACTGCAACTGGTTTAGAATAATTTTTTCCAGAACTATCTACAGAAACACTAACAATTCTACCAGAATCAATTCCACAAGTTGCTGTTGCTGAATATGATGATGTAGGTTGAACTGCTTTAACAACAGGAACTTTTTTATAGTCTCTACCAATATTAGTTACTTGTACCTTATTAATGGCACCAATTGCTAACCTAGACTCCGTAGTATATGAAATTAATCCACTACCATCGTTTGTAGCAGGAATTACCGTATCATATACAATTTCAGTGGTAGTAACATAGATTGCCTTCTTACTTCCCTGTAGAGGATCTTTAATTAGATTAATAACTCCATCTTCAGACTTGACATTTCCCAATCCATCAAAGTAGAAATATTTTCTATACGGAGTTTCAATTTTGTTTGCATAAGTATTGGTTGCTAATGCTGGTCCAAATCCAAACTTTAAAATTACCGATGTTGCAGTTGTAGTTTTTTCCGACGTTTGTAAATTTAGATTTTTACTAGGTGAAACATCAAAGTTAACACCAGTCATTGAAGAGTGACTCGTATCAAAAATATACTTATATCCTTCTTTTAGATCTAGATTGATATTACGCTTAAAATCAGCAGTCGTTTCTGAAAATTCAAAACATGAAATTGGATCTGAAATGCTCTTCATTTGAACCAATCGTTGATCTGCACTCTGATCAAAAAATACTGTGCCGAGATCTATAGAATTGATATTTGCAAGTGTTTTACCGTAGTTGTAACTTACGACAAGTTTCTGAGTAGTTGGATCGTAACTTACCACTTGCGGGTCACTGGTAGTAGATCCTAATTGATATCCGACACTTAGGTTATACCCAGGATCAAAAGTATTTACAGCAGCATCCGTGAAATGATCTACAGCAGTTGTACCCTTTTGCGCTCTTTGTACTGTTACTGCATCATTCAGTTTAGATATCACCTTAACAATTTCATTTCCAATTTTCAAATGATCATTTGTAGTAATTCCAATAGAACTGTCAAGATTTAAGACGGCATTTGTTGCTGCTAATCCAACATGATCAACACTTAAACTTACCTGTGGAGTTGTAGAATCTGTTTTACTAAGAGCAGTATCTCCAACAGTTAAAAGATCAAACTTCGCATAGTCCGATCCTTTTGTAGTTATCTCTACGCTAGTAACAGAACCTGTTGATGATACTACAATAGTCGCCTTTGCATCTTTTCCTGATCCACCGTTCAATGCAATGTTAGGATATGTTCCTGGGGTGTAATCTTCTCCACCATTTAAAATTTGAATTCTGCCGATACCAGTATCCTTCAAAACCCTTGCTACACCTGGGGTTTCAAGGACTACTTCTTGATAAATTCTAGACCTTACATTGTATGTAAGTGATGTGCTAGAATCATCGGGATTAATATCAATATCAATATTTTCATTTACCGAGACACCATGAGAATCTGATGTCTTCAAGATAGCAACATTGTCTTTTATATTGAATATAATAAGATCGTCGCTCAATTGACCGATAGAAACAATCTTAGATCCTGTAGTATTAATTAAGTTGGAACTTCTTAGGAATAAGGTATCAGAAACACTAAAAGTTCCTGATATCACTTTAACTTTTACTGTGTTTTGATTTGTGGTGGTTTCTAATACCTCTCCAGATGCTACAGCAGCATTTACTCCATCAGACAACTCTAAAGTAGCACCTTTTGTATAAGATGAGTTTTTATCTAGGATTAGATTAAGAACCTTTGTACTAGATGATAATACTTCGGAGTCATTAAACGTACCTGTTACATCACGTAAAGCAAATCTAGTGCCTGTGAATACATCTCCAACAATCTTTCCTGTGGCACCAGTTACTGCTTGAGTAATAGTGTCGCCATTAAACAGATATGCAGTTGTTTTTAATTCAACAAACAAACACTTTACATCTTGTGATTCTATCTTACTAACAGTTCTACCTTTTACTGAAGAAACTTGTGCCTGAGAACCAAAACCATCGGTTCCAACATCGGAGATGACTAGAGAAGATCCTACAGAAAAATTATTGACACTATCAATAACAGACACCGAGTCAATACTACCACGTTCTACATCATCAATCTTTGCTAATGCTAATTCTCCATTATTAGAAATACCAGATACTCTAAGTCTCTTTGCATTTACTGGAATATCAGATTGAGAAATTTCGGAATTATAATTAGAATCTAATGGAAGAGAGTAATAATTCTCACCTACAATGTATGGGAATGCAGGATCTCCATTTGAGTCTAAAGTAGTAAAGTAAGCATATGTTCCGTGTGGATAATCTGGCGTAACACAGAATCTACCATTATTACGATCTAATAATCCATATTGATCAATATAAGTGTAATCATTGATAAACGTACCAATTGGATACGTTGCAACTTCAGGACCAGTAGATCTGGTAGCATTTTTAGTATAACTAGATGTCATTCTAGTTACAGAAGAATTTTTATCTAAAGCATCAGAAAAACCATAAGGACCATAAATGGGATTGCCATCATAAGCAAATCCCAAAATAGGAGAGTGTGTAGTTCCATTATCATTAGGTCTTATTGAAGATGGTATTGCATAGTATGCATATCCAGAACCACGAGACTTTACAATATTCTCAAAAAAGTCTCCGTTGTTTGCATCTAAAGAAGTCTTATTTTTATTATATCTGTCTTTTCTCCACTCTTTGATTGATACTGATGCTGTTGCTCCAGAACCTACAGGAATGATATCAACTCTTATATTTTCTTGACTGTATAGACTTCCGCCATTAATTTTTTCAAACCCAGTTAGTTCTCCTGCATTTGATACGGTAGCACGATAATTTGCAAATCGTCCTTTACCTGCATTATCAATAATTCTAACTTCTGGTGGAGAAGAATAGTATTCACCTGCATTTTCTACAACAATGCTAGTAATCTCTCCATTCGTTACAATTGCACGTGCAACTCCATTTCTACCAGAAAGAATTTCAACTGTAGGAATAGTGGTATAATTACCAGGAACATCTACTACAACCGATTCTACTACCTGACCAGCAAGTTTTGTTCTTGCTAGATCTGATACTCCATCAATCAATACAAATGGTTCTCTAGCATAACCAGAACCTCTTTGGGTAACATTAATTGATTCAATAGGTCCGTTGTTTACAACATCACTATCTTTATATCCCAAGAAAGGAATTCCGTTAATAGCAATACCAACATCTCTATAAGATGTCTTGTAGATCTCAGTTGTTGTAATAGGATGTTTTCTTATAATCCTAAGTTGTCTTTGATCTTTAGCATCTGCTGGTAGTGTACCAATAGTGTGAGATGGGAATCCAGATGATGCAATATAATATCCCTCACCATCTTCAAAGATTGCAGAGACATTTGAATTGAGATCAGCAATTGCAGGAGAATTAGAACTAAACTTCCAACGAATTTGATCTGTAGCAGAGTCTTTAATTACTACATTGTTAGTAAGAAATCCAGATTCTGAGATCTCTACAACATCACCAGGATTTGAATATGGACTCTCTGTAAAATTCTCTAGTCCATAAAGCAATCCAAAAATTAATAGATTAATGCTTCCAGATGATACATTGGCACCATAAGTTACTGAAGTGCCTGAAGGATAAGATCCAGAACCAGATCTAGTTTTAATAGTAAATTGATTTACGTTCTTTTCTTCAAATGTAAATTGTTCATCTCCAATATTGAAAGTTCCTACAGACTTCCAACCCATTGTTGAAAATACATCTACTCTATCACCAACTGTTAATGCAGGGGTAATATTTTTTGTTAATTCTGTCTTTAATGATGTATTAAATGTACCATTTACTGTAGATTCATCTAGTATAATATCATATAGATCTTCACCATCATACTTACCACTATACTTTACATTATCAACAACCGCAGAAGCATACTGACCTTCAATATCTTGGACAATTGTTTTTCCAATAAGATCTTCAGGTGTTCCTGTAGTGATCTTTGCTCTTAGTGCATATACTTGAATCCAGTCAGACTCAGAACTTTTTAGAGTATGATCTCTGGGATATGAAACTTCTGGATTTGGGTCATCCTTAATCAAGCACTTAAATAAGAACTTGATAGAATTATCAGTTCCTTTTGCTCTATAAAAATCTGTAATATTCTTTAGAAGGGTTCTTTTATCAACTCCCTCTTTTAAATATGCTTCTGGAAAATCTGCCAGATACTGTGCTTCAAAACTTTTAACTAAAGAATATAAAAATAGATTACTAATATTCTGTACAGTTGATCCATTAACATGAGGATCAGCCTGTGTAGTTACAAAAGTGCTTTTTGTATAAAGATCACCAATAGTGGTATTTCCACTGACACCACGACTAACTTCTAAAAACTGTGTATCAGTTCTTTCTGCATAGAAGCAAATTTCATCATCAATTTTAATGTAACCACCATTCTTAGGAAATGATGTTGCATCAGCAACTGTAATAGTTGTATCTGATTGTCCTAAAGATCCAGAAAGAGTAGTTGACTGCTTAAGAATATTTGTCTCATAAAAATCAATATCACGATACGTTTCAAGGTTCGTAATAATGTCAAGGGGTTGACCTTGTAATTCTAATTGCTCATAGTATTTTTTTACAAACTTACCAAAAAGTTCGTACTCTTCATTGATGAAGTCGGGTAGCTGAGACTCAACTAAATATGAGATTTTATTAGCAGTTTTCAACATCTACTACTCTTTGTATGCTACAAATGTACTCTTTGAGATATCTACATCTAGATATACTTCACGCTTAACCTCAACATCATTACTAGCAGGTTTTACTCTCAGTTCAATACGATTGTCTGAAAATGTTCCTTTCAAAATTGTGAAGTCGTATAATTTAATTTCGCCGTGCTTATAATCAATATCTCCAACAGAATCGTTCAGGAGGATTTTATCTCCAGTTAGCGAATCTAGTCTATATAGGACGATTTTGCCATCCCTATCTTCCAAATAGGAGGTGTAGTTTGGATGTTCAAAAACAGTCATACCAGTAGATGTTACTACAGGACCATCGCAGTCTTTCAAGAACTCATTTTGATAACAAATCTCGTAATAAGCAGATGCATTAATCTGAGCGTAAAAATCTTTTCTTAGAGTAACTTCAGTAATATTTGAATTGACAGCACGATCAGAACCATCAATTACACCAATGAATTTACTGTATCTAAATTTACCATTAAACTTTTCAGTACCTGAAGTCTCAAGGTATTCACTAACTCCTGTTGAAACTTTTGCTGCAATCTCTGCAGGCAGCATATTTGTCTTAGAACCATCAAAATAGATTTTACTATCAATCTCAATAAACAAAAGAGATGGGTCTACAAATACAGGTTTTACTGAAGCAACAGTATATTGCTTTAATTGGTCAGTTAAATCTTTTTTAGTTGCTGAAGATAGTGCATTTGCCTCAGATGGTTTTACTGCAAGAAATACTTTACCATACTCAGGAGGAACTTGGTCTTCACCACCAAATACAATAATATCAGCAATTGCAGGATATAAGTTTCTTACGATAGCAGCATAGTCATTTGATGTTACTGCCCTATTCTGAGCACCATATGACTTAGGTGCATTATATTTAATTGTATCAATACTTTCAATTTCAGATCCACCTTGTGAAGGAGAATCAACTGTAATATTATTTACAGAAAATGGTACAGTTACCTTTGATTGATTCTCATCTAACAATACACCACTAAAGGTAAATGATTTAGCACCATTAGATAGTGGACCTTTAGTAAGGATATAACTTACTTCAATTACATTACCATCAGATAACTTCTTACCTAAAACTCCATCACCGAAGAACAATTCATATTGCTCATCGTCTACTTCACTAATGAAGAATACTTTATCATCTGCTCCTACTGCAAGAAGATTATCAGATCTTGTATATTCATCATATACACTAGAATTGGCAGACTCGTAAACTCTAACAATTAGAGTAGACAAATCTGCCGATGAATTCTGAATCTTAAATTTTTGATCTTTTAATGTTCCATCAAAAGTATAGTTACTTACGACATAAGATCCTTCGTGTAACGCAACATTAGAAAAAGTTGCTACACCATTAACAACAGGAGCTTTGACAGACTTTAATGAAACATAACGATAAAGTGTTCCGTCGTAATTTGTTACAAATCCCGTTCCCGCTTTTAATTCTACTGAAGCAGGTGCTGTAACGGGAAAATTAACTTTAAATCCAATATCTGCTCTAGGAGATGTTATTGACCTAGGAGTGTACCCTAATTGCTTCGCTAACGCTACTACGTTGTCTCTAAGGGTAGCAGAGTCAAGGAACATCTCATTGACTACCATGTTAGCGTTGAACGCCGTATAGTAGGTGTTATACGCCAATACATCCAACAACTGACTTAAGGCAGATGCTTCAAAGTCATAGTCAGTAAAATCTGACTGCGCTCTCATATATTCTTTAAGAGCAGTCTTGATTTCAGAGAAGTCTAGATTGTTTAATTGGGTATATGGCATTATCTCGTCCTAGACAGGAAGAACTCTATTTGAACAGGGGGGACATCGGTTCCTCTTATTTCATAAGTTAATTCAACGTCTAACCCATTATCTTCAAAATTAGGTACACATGCAATAGATGTTACTCTAATTCTAGGTTCATACTTTGCTAGGGACAATTGCATGTTCTTTTTAATGATACCAGCAATTGCATAATCCAACGGTTCAAACAAGTAGGATCTAATGTCTGAACCGTAATCTGGATTAAATAAACGCTCACCTTTATTGGTGAGAATCAAATTGACAATAGCTTGCTTAATAGCAGCATTGTCCTTACTAACAACTACGTCGTCAGTAACAGGATGCTTCTTAAAGGTGATATTAACATCTCTAAACGAGAGATTAGACGTTGCCATTAAGAGTATACGGAGTCACTAGTTATTTAGTGTCTTTTCCCCAGCTATAACGTCTCCACCGTTCATCCTGCTATCAAAGATGATATTCCACGAGATACTTATGCGTAAATCATTAGGAATTCCTTGATACGGAGTAACGTAGTGAGGCATCCAACTTGGGAATACAGCACCTTCACCTTCTCTAGGAGCAATTTTGAAAGTAGCTGCTTCATGCATCGTTCCACAAGCACCTGCTCTAGTATCAGGGAATGAAATACTTCCATGTCCACTCTCCAGAGCAGTCTTTTCTAGTTCTTCAGGAACTTTAACATAATACACACCGCTCATGTACCAACCAGGATGACTATGTAAATTAGAGTACGCCCCAGAAGGAATAATCATTGCCCAAGTTTCTAATTTAAAATTAGGCAAAATTTCACACGGTTCATGAGAGTAATCGGCAACTACTTGAAGAATCATTTCTTTTAACTCCCTAGACCAATCATAGTCCAAGTCAGTTAAGTTGTAATTAGAATGCCATCCATCACCACCAATTGAATAAGGTTTATTGTCAGGTTCTTCATCTCGTTTTTTAAGAAGATACTTGACAATCTTCATATTCATTTTTTTATATTGATTGTATCTAAACCCCATAAGTCTAGTAGGGTACAAGTCAAGTTTAGATACTTCAACCATCTTATTGTTCATTCAGTCCAACGCTCCACAAAGTCATCAAATCCACCTGCTCCTCCGCATGGACGGTCCATACGGTCTTCAGGCATTGGATACAGTTC